GGATTCGACGCCGCTTCGTGGGCCGCTATTAAGCTGGCCGCGACTCCGGTATTTTCTTTGGCCGTTAAGGCCGAAGCAAGTTCCGCCGCCGTAGTGTATTGGGGATGCGGATCGCTCGCCCCTAAATGGGCCGCGATAGCGTCGGCAATTTTTTGAATAATATTTTGAGCGGATAAAATATCAGTCGCGCCCGTTCCAAGATCGTTAATAACTTCGGCCCGATTAATGGAAATTTCCAAAGCATTGGCCGCGTCGTTATAAGAAAAATTAATTCCATCGCCGCCAACAATCGCCGCGCCGATAATATCTTGAACTTCTTCCGGGGAAACGCCCGTCGCTAAAGTGTAAATCGTTCCGGCCGAATCTTTATAATGAATCGTTGAACCGATTACGTAAAAAAATAATTTCCCGGCGTCGGGATTTTCAGTCGGATGCGATAAAAGAACGGGAAAACTAATTGCCCCCGGAGAATATTTTGCCATTTTAAACCTCTAAAATAAAAGATGCGTTCGCATCTATATCCAAAGCCCCGCCGGCCTCTAAGTCAAAAGGCCCGACGATTCTTAATTGTTCGCCTGATTTAATTTCGCGTTCGCTTTGAACTTGCCAAAACGGAAGGCCGGAGTTCCCGACTAATCGCCAAGAAGTCGCGCCGTCGTGCGAATAAATTTCCCCGTTTGTTTTTATAAAAATTGTTGGAACCGTTGGGGCAACGATAGGAAGGGCAAGGCCCCCAATAATATGGGGGCCGCCTTCAATCTTTAATCCATTGTCATCAATTTCAAAAGCAAGATTGGAATCAAACATTATTTAACCATTTCGCGGAACGCTTTAATATTTACGCCGCCAACTTCCGCCGAAGCGATTGTTAAGGCCATAGTTTGAGCAGTTCCAACGCCCGCAAGAACTACGTCTAAAGTGTAGTTAAAGTTAGATCCGACTTTTAGTTTCGAATAAACCGTTTTATCAGTCGCCGAAGCGTCCGCCGAAGCCGTTCCGTTGTTTAACGCTAAAACTTCCATTGCTACTTTATTTCCCGGAGCGGATGCCTTTTCAATTTCGACGTACCATTTAGCGGCCGGCACGTTATCAACTAAAACCGAATCAACCGTTTGAACCGCAGTAACTCCGACAAGTCCCGAACGTCCGCCGTTTTCGATTTCAGTTTCTAGCGATTGGATCGCTTGCTTTACTGTTTGGTTATCAGGGATAACATTTCCGGAAAACGCGCCAAGATTAGTCGAACCTTGGGCCACGCCTAAAGTTGATTGAATATCTTGTTGATTGCCGTGAAGTTTTTCGATCGCGCTATTAACAGAATCGGCCGAAGAAATAACACCGTTTTGCGCTGTATATCCCGCCGCTAAATTAATACCGTCCGCGAAGTTCCAATTCACGTCGCCAAGTTTAACGATTGATCCCGCGCTCATCATAACTAACGCTTGTTTTTCTTGAGCGTCGCCGCTATCCGGAAGATAGTTTTCTACTTTAAAACCGTCATTATTCGCTAAAGGAAGAACGGCGTCCACGACTGTAATGCTTGGAGCGGCCACGTTAGAAACGCGCATAAGTTTTGGAATACCGCCAACGCCGAAAATAATATGGTCGCCGATACCAAAATCCGCGGCCGTAAGTTTTAACGGAGCATCGTCGTCGCCGAACGGGTTAGTCGTTAAGTTAATAGTCGCGCCCGATGCCGGAGCAACGTCGCCCGTCGCCGCGATAACGTGTTCGTTTCTAAACGTGAAAAGTGAAAGATCCACGTTTTGCATATTTTCCCAATCGGCGATTGCTCCCGCATTGGCAATTTTCTTATAAACTTGGCCCGTCGTTCTTAGGTATAACGAACCGACTTCGGCCGAATCTTGATCGCCCGCATCGCCGCCCGGAACGCCCGCGCCAAAAAGAATACTAACGCCAACGTCCGTATTCTCGCCAACAATCTTTAAACCCTTTTCCATCGTGAAAAATTGTCTCATGTTGTTTCCCTCATGTTATACTTTGGCCCGCGCCAAAGTGTAGTTAATATTAAAACTTTCGTTATTAGTGATCCTTAATTCCATATTACCGCCGTTTGAAAAACCGTCCACGGAAATATTTAAAGCATCGCCCGACTTGCCCCATACTTGGGAAAAAATACCGGCCTCGCTTTTATTTATTTTAATTGTAAGAGATTTATTTTTAGAAAGATAGTTGAATGAAAGAAGATAAGTCGCCGATTGAAAATTAGATAAAGCAATTTGATCGGCGATTTTTAAACTTGATCCCGGTATATTGTCACTTTGTTGATTCCATACTTGAAAAATACTCTCGGCCATTTCTTACCATACTAATTTTTAATTTATGCTTTTGGTAATCTATATCCCAAAAGACGTGATTTTGGATAATATGCAATCGAAACTTGATCGCCCTGATTACCGCCTAAAACTTTAATTTGGGAATCATTTTCCCCAAGATAAAAAGCAACGTGGCCCGATGCCGATCCGCGCGAGAAAACCACGATACAACCTTCGACCGGCGTTTCGATCTTTCGTCCCCAAGCTAAATAAGAGCGCGCCCACGCGTTTCTAGTCGAAGGAACTTGGGCCTTTTCTAAACACCACGAAACGAACGCCGAACACCAAGGAACTTCGTCTTCGGTTGATTCTAAAGACGTGGCCTTATGATATTCTAAAATTCTTGGATTATGTTTTGAACCTGGAATTTCTTTAACTCCAAGTTCCGCTTTCGCGATTTCAAGCCAAGGCGTTTTAGCATCCGACGGGATAGATGGAATTGATTTCGGTTGATCGTTTTTCTTCCCGAATATTTTCTTGAACCAATTCATTATTGTTTTCCTTCGTTGTTAATGATTTCTTGAAGTCTTTTAATTTGGCCTTCATAAGAGTTTCGGGCGACGGCGCTTTCTCCCGATTGCGGTTGAATGGCCTTGACGAATTCGAGGAACGCTTGCCTTTGTTCATTGCTTGCTTGCTTCGATTCAAAATAAACCCCCAAAAGTTTCATTATCAATGGGATCAAAGAAGATATAATCGAAATCATATTATTCTTTCCTTATTAAAATTTGTTCATATCCCAAAGTCGTTAGGCGATGGATTTCTTTTTCTTTAGTCATAAAAGCGTAAACGCATTTTCCGCGTTGGATAGGAAATTCAAAATAATTTCCTTTCGTAATTGGTAATGGGCAAGAAGCATCCGGAGAAGTAAAAACTTCCTTCGGAAATTTTATCGCTTGAATTAGTCCCGCGCGGGCCTGACAAATAGAAACGCCCTTAGCGTTTATTTGATTCCCATTACAAGAAAGAAGGGCCGGCAAAGTATTAATTGAACTTTCAAAGTCCACAAGCCCCCATGAATGCCGGCCCTTAGATTCTTCTAGGCCTGTTAATTGAACTAGGCATGAATCTCTTTTTTCGAGGGGCGAAGGTATAAATTCCAATTTAATTTCGTTTTTATTTTCGATTTTTCGTTTGAAAATACGGCCGACCGTAGTCGTGACATTACTCGCATTTTCGGCCACGTCTTCGCGATGGCAATTCGTGAATGTGAAAAGATCAAGTTCGCCTTGCGCTTTAAGATGGAAAGAATATTTTTCGGATTCGGGAACGACTAAAACGCCTTGCCCTTGAAATCCGTTAGCGTTTATTTCCATGTCGTGACGATAGACGATTGAGGGATCTATACTAGAAAAGCGCGGCGTGGCCGCGCATGAAGAAAGTAAAAATAATATTAAAAAATTTTTCATTCTTATTTCTTTGGGAACGCCGCTTTATAGGCTTCGTAAATTGCAACCGCTCCGCCCGATGAAATCATCCCGACGATAATAGCTTGATGCCATACTAGGCCCGTAGAAATCATCGTAAGAACGCCCGAAACTTGCCCCAAAACTGTAATGATTAATCTTTTAACTAAAGCGCTTTGGTTCTTAAAAAACCCGCCTACTAAATCCGTTTTAAGGAATGAAGTAAGAACTAAAACAACCGCGATCGATAAAGCGATCGGCGACATTGCTTTATAGTTTGTCACTAAATCGACAAGCGATTTAAAAGCTACGTCCAAAGGAACGCTTGCATCCTGGCCGAAGGCCGCGAATGATAAAAATAAAAATGTAATCGAGAAAAATGCGTAAAGTCTTTTCATGGTCTATGCTCCTAGTTTTTTGGTTATATATCCGCCGACTAATCCAAAGATCGCCGATATGAATCCGAGTTTAACTTTTAAAGTCGTCATTGTAATAACCATTTCTCTTTGTTCTTTTTCGATAGCTTCCATCTTTTGAAGAAGAAACTTTCGCCATTCTTTGTCATTGCCTAAAATTCTATCTAGTTCTTTTTCAGTCATTTCATAAGTCCTTTTATAAAATTCTAAAACAAAGACTAAGTTAAGTTAAGTCCTAAAATTAACGCCGCGACTCCTAATTGCTTTTCGGGCGCGTTAGGATCGAACTTCCCGTCGCGGACATATTTTCCCGTTTCATCGTGAAAATTAGTTCCGGCGAAAACATAAGGCGAAAATTACTTAGTATTGCGGTAGCCCAATCCGTTAAATCTTTCGGCAAAAATTAGTTTATTGGCCAATGTCCATTCCAAAGGAAATAAACTTTTCTTCATATTAATAGCGTCGATCGCCGCTTCTTCCCAAGTTTTAAAAGGCCCGCGCCCGGCCGGGACTAAAGTCGTCTTCTTTCCCGTTCCAAGAATTCGTTCGCCGTTATGTAGAACGCCCTGGAAGTTCAAAGAAGATTCCCGATAATGTAAAGCGAACAAAAGATCCAAAGGAAAATTACAAGCATCGGCCACGACTTTATAACGGCCTTTTGATAACTCAAAACGCGCGCATACTTCCGCGACTTCTTTTTTGCGATTGTCGTCGATCTTAATCGTTTTAATGATTTCATCAAACGGGGGAATATTTTTAGGGGCGCTAGGCCCCTTTTTTGAAAAAATGTTTTTAAGCCATCCCATAAAGTTCCTTACTTGCAAGAATCAATTTCAGAAATCAAAGCCGCCTTATCCGCTTCCGTTACGACTACGCCGTCGGCCGCTACCAAAGCGATTTTTTCTTTGGCCGTGTTAAGCGATCCCGTTTCCAAAAGCGATTTAATTGGCGCGTAAGTTTGAACCATTTGGTCGACTTGGGAAGTTGTTAAAACTTTCGGTTGATTTCTCACTAGCATATAAGCGATAACTCGCTGGCCGCAAGCCATAACTTTTTGAGCGTAAGCGATAGCGTCTTCTTTTTGTTTTAAGATCGCCTTGGCCGCAAGATCCGCTTGATAGGCCGCCAATTTAACGGAATCAAGCGCGATGGATTTCACCAATTTTTTATCGTAAGAAAGAAACTTCGAGCAATAAACTTGAAGAAGATCGTAATTCTTAATCGATGATTCTTGAGGATCGGCGCACGTTTTAGACGCATGAATTAGATCGCACGCGGCCGCATCGGCGCACGCTTGAACTTCTGATTTTGAATAATTCGGTTTTGAATAATCATCTTCTTCGACGTCAATTTCCGAATAAATCGAAGATGGATAATCCCCAAGATCGTAACATTTTTCGTTAGAAATTCTTTCGCAATCTTGTTTCAATGAATAAGCCTCTCGCGAGGCGCTTAAAATTTTAGAATGGTTAAGCCAATTTTCGGCATAACAATTAGTTAGAACGAGATAACTTATAATAAATAGTATTTTTTTCATTACAACCCCAATCTTACAATAGTTATTCTTGATGTAGAATTTCCTGAGAATGCCCCGCCTTGCATTGTATTTGACGCTGTACCTGGCCTTAAATCAATATAGTCGCCTTGGTTTAGTTGAACCATACAATCTTGCCACCCTCTCGAACCGGCCGCGTTGGCCGTGTATCCACATATTTCGTAAAGAGATCCATTTTTATATAAATTTGTTTCGTTGTTGACAGTTCCCCAATATCCCATTCCACCAATTCGATATAATCCGGCTATTGGCGCCGTGAATTTCCATGCTGTAGGTGAAACCGTTACTGCGTTATGCGAATCATATTCTTTTTGGTCGTAATTTACGGGAGTAGTTAAGCCCGCCGCAAAGTTAGCGCTTAACCAATATGACGCCTTTACGATCGGAGTATCTAAAAGAATAGGCCTATTGAAAGCCGAAAGAAGCGGTCTAACTGTAATATGAATATCTGGCTGTCCAACAGAAGAGTCTCTTGCACCTCTTACTGTTAATGTTGTAGCGGTATTTATCTCTGCCATTAACCTAAGAGTTCTCTTTGAAGTATCAGAAAAATTAAATGTCCCGCAATTTTTTTGAGGAGCATAGTCACCAGTTGATCCAGATTGTTGCGTTACAACATATCTAGTACCACCTTCTTGTAAAATTGTTTGGCTATTATTTGCGGTTTCTACAACCTGAAGTCCAGCAGTTCCAGATCCATAGTTTGAAGAATATGAAAAACAAGCTTCAAATAATCCAGCATAAGGAGGAGTAAATGCAACACCGACAGACTCATTCCCAGTAGAGCAAGTTAAGCCAGAACTTGGATTCGTACCAGAACATGGAATTTCTGCATTTGAAGATCCCTTAGATGAGTTTATAACCATATCTAAAGATGCACTTGTTATTTCTGTATATGTTGAAACAATTCCTGTTGCCGTTGCATCTGCACCACCAATATTTGCATCAATTAACCATGAAGCTTGCTCAGGTGAAACCGCTATATCAGATGAAGCTGGATAAAAATAAACTTGAACTTGAAAGTCTTCAAAGTTTGCAGGAGAGTCGTTCTCGATTTGATTTGTAATCCCTCCACCTACAGCTAGTTGAAGTTTTACCTCCCAAGAAGAAGAAAATGATGTTCTTGATAGTGTTCCCGTTACAACACCTGTGACTGATGAAGCACTTGATACGGCATTTGTTATTGGCGTTGTACTATTTGTTCCATCAGAGAATCTGTATTGTCCTTGTGATCCACTTGCTTTCAAAAACATACCTTGAGCAACAAAATAGTAATCACCAGCCTGAGCGTTTTTAATAACTATTCTTGGAACCTTTGTGGCCGGAGCTTCCAATTCACCAGTTATTGTTGGATTATTACAAGATGCGTTTGCCGATGGATCAGTCCATGAAGCAGAAGTTGTTCCCCATGTACAGCCAGTATTCGCAGTCCATGTTGATGTTCCTTTAAGTTTTGCCTGACTAACATACACTAAGTTTTGATTTGATCCCAAATAAGCATCATCGACTTGAATTGTACCAGCACTTAGGCTTGTGACTCTTAATTTAATTTGAGTTCCAGCAGTAGGGCAAGTGAAGTTGATAGTTGGAAATTTTACCCATGAAGAAGCTTTTACGTTTCCTGTTGATAAAACATTTGCGGAAGAATCTAAAACTTCAACCTTGAATAAATCATTTGTCGAAACATTTACTTTTTTAAAGTCAGCCTGACAACCACCAGAAAAATTTGTTGGTATTGTAAAAAGTGAAGTTTCAAAATATTGACCAGATCCAGTTGCCACAAATTGAGCGTATTTAGTATTACCTTCTACCCCATTTGTATAAGTTCCTTGTGTAAAAGTTCCGCCCGTATTACTCCAATCCGTGATAACTCCGCCGACGGCATCCTCAAAAGAATCGTTCGTTAATACGTTTACGCCGGTAGAACCGCCGCCCCCGCCGCCGCCCGTTCCTAAATCTTTGAACGTCGTCCCGTCATTTGAAAATTGAAGTTTATCAGTTAATTCATTCCATTTAACTTGAGCATTTGAACCGCCGCGATTAAATGTTAGCGCTTTATCCGATTGCGTTCCATCCCCGACGATGGCCTCGTCCGAAGTAATGGAAAGTTTTTTAGTAACTTTATCAACCGATAATTTTTTATTGGCCGCCCCGTCGTTCGTATCGAATACGATTTCCTTCGCGCTCGCGCTGGCCTTTTTCCCGACGGTCAATTTGTCGTCGGTAATAGTCGCCGCTTGAACGGAAAAAGAAAGAAGCGTAATTAATGAAATTAATTTTCTCACTTTATCCCCCTTAGATCTTAATGAATTTAATATCAGTTATTTTTAAACTAGCAACGTAAGAAGCGCCCGCAAGGTTTTCCGAAGTATATTGTAATTTATAATTCGTAGTCGCCGGAACTAACGTCAAGGCGAAGTCTAGGCCGCATTGATCGTGAACGCTTAATCTTGAAATGTCCCAAGCTAAAGCATTATCGTCCCAAGTCGCGTAAGCGCGGCCCGTTTCTTTTACATATCCCGAACCTGTTTTTCTATGACAAGTAAAAAGAAATTCGACCGCTTTATAAAGCGCTTGATCTATAACGGGAAAACCTGTCACGTCCGCAAGGGCCGCTTGATTGTTCGCCGGAGCGAATACAACCGGGGCGAATCTTCCCCCGAATTTATGAAGCCTATATAATGCTTCTTCTAATTGATCGAAAGTATCGGTCGAAGACGTTAAAAGCGTTTGTCCCGAATCTAAAACGATCTTTACAAGTTCTTCTTGAAACGCGTTCATTATCGCCGCGCTTACGACTGTGGCCGGAATACTTAGCGCCGCATTCCCTTCCGTAAATTTATTATCAAGCGTTGCGCCGTCGCTATCTATTCTATGCATATTTAACCCCCGATCTAGTTAAGTGTTTCATACTATCCCCCATAAGAAAAGATTACCGTTACATGGGCCGGAGCGAATTTTCTTATGACGCATTCTAGCGTTGAATTTTCCGTTAATACCAATCTTTGACCGACGCTTCCTTGTCCTACTCTAAAAGGACGAATTAAGGCCGCGGGGGCCTTGATTTGAAAAGTGTAGGCCCATCCGGCCGCGCCGATACCGCCGCCCGGAGTAGTTGAATTTGAAAGTTTTTCCCCGACTCTCGCTTGTCCGACTCGGAAATCGCGGAAGTTTACGACGTCGATAATATTCGCATCGTAACCAAGTTGTTCGGCGATCAATTTAAAGAAGGCGCGAGATTGGCCCCCGCCCGTAGTTAATTTTTGAAGAATGCGAACGCGTCTTTCGTAAATCGTAGGATCGCCCGGCGGCGTGCATTCATCGGGAATGCCTAAAAGTCTTTCCCAATTATCTAGCATTTCGTAAGTCGTATTCGGATCAAGTTCATCTAAAATTTTATAAGCGCGTTTTTCTACGCGATCCGGTTCGATTGAAAGTGAATCAATTATTTTTGTAATGTTAAGGCCTTCGTAAAAACGAAAGGCCCAACCAATAGGAAATAATCTTTTAATCGTGGCCGAATACTTTTCTACGCCAAAGGAAGCCATGTTATATTCCCCAATACAATTAATTCGCCCGTCGCCGGAGTAATGTCGGCCGGAGCTACGCCATTAAGTAAAGTAATGTTATGATCTTCTTCGCCTAAAGCGATAGAAATAGCTTCATTAATTCTTGATAATAAAATTTTTCCCGTATGAAGAACGCCCGGCGATTTATAAGATCCGGCCAATGCGGCCTCGCGAGTAATTAAATCTTTTAGCTCCGCTACAATTGCCGCTTGTACGGCCGAAGTATTCGGCTTTAATTCAATCGTCATATTTAATGGAAGAAGAACCGGAGCGACGACGCTTACGTTCGCCGTTACCGGACGAAGTTCTTCGATATAATTAAAAGTTTCTAAAATTTTTGCGGGACTTGGAGTAATTGGATTTTCATCGTCGCTTACAATATAAACGACTACCGTCCCCGGCCCTAAAGATTGTGGCCCAACCCATGCGCGCGTAATACCTGGAACGGCAAGCGCCCATTGAATATAATCATTGGCCGCGCCCCCGCTAGGCGGTTGACGAATACGATCTAAAAGTCGTGCGCGATATGAATCATCGTCTTCCGCGTTTTCCGGTTCAATTGTAATAGCTAAAACCGTAGCTTCGGAATTTAGTCCGGCGATCGGTGAAAGAATAGTTAAAACGTCGCTAACCGCGACTTGAGTATTTTTTCCCGACGTCGAAGATACTAAAGAAATCGTCCCGCTTGCCGCGGCCAAAGTTACTTCGGCCGTAGTTGTATATTCTACGCCGTCGATTCGTTTAAAAATTCTTCCGGCCGGAATGATCGTCCCGATGGAACCGTTCACCGTCGCCGTAAATTCCGCGAAGGTAGCGTTCTTTCTATAGACGCCCCATATTGAACCCCAACGATCAAGATTCTCCGCGTCCGCCGTATCGGGGAACGCTTGCTTCTCGATATATTTTAAGAAGCCAAAAAGTAAATGAGCTAGGCCCGCAAGCGCCCGCGCGAGAGTTCCTAAAAAAGATCGGCGTAAAATTGTCGTGATACTTAATCCCGCTTTTAAATCGCCTTCGACTCTCGTAATTAATTCTTGAAGTGTCGGTCTATTAAATGCCATACTATCCCCGTCTTAATTCTTGTTTATCCCAAAGAAGTTTAAATTTTGATTCATTGCCTAGCGGCTTTGTAATTTTTAAATCAATAATTAAAAACTTATTTTCATCATAACTTGCATTTGTAGAAATTGAAAGAACAACGCCGTCCTCGATCATCCATTGCAACGCTTCGCGAACGTAATCTTCCGCGCGTCTTAAAACTTCGGTCGTTCTTTTTTCACGTTCCAAAGTCCAAAGCCTCGAACCCATTTTGTCGCCGTCGATTTCGGAAAACATATCGCCCCAATATCCGCGACGCGAATTAGCTCCGAAAGGTTTTTCTTCTTCCGTAACCCGGCGATCGGTGAAAAGCGAGATAATAACCGACGTTTCTAATCCATCGTCGCGAACGACGTCACCGTTTAAAATTTCTAAATCAAAAATCCCGTCGATTAAGTTTAGTCCTAAATCCATATCATTCCCCTATAGCGTAGTAGTTGGCGCATTTGTATTAGGCGGAGTTCCGTTATTTTCCGGATGGACATGGGAATTAAACGTCGATTTAATTGAGGCCATATTAGTCCCGCCGCCCACGACGTTAGCCGTTGTTTGAATATCTTGAGTCGAAGTAACTGGCCAGCCCGTTGCGCCTGTAAATGATCCGGCCCCAAGAATCCCTTGAACAATCGCATTGATTTTAACAAGAAGATTTTATCAAAAGTAACGTCGTCT